ATAATAAAGATAATTGTGATCCAAATAATTTAATAACTCTTTGTAAAAGTTGTCATACTAAGACGAATTACAATAGAGAATATTGGATAAAATATTTTATAATTAATAAATAACAAGATTATGAAACTCGTGAAGTTAAATGACCAAGCTAGAGGTTTGGTTAAAAACGGTGTTAATTTAGTAGCAGATGCTGTTAAAACAACACTCGGTCCTGAAGGTAGAAATGCTTTAATTGATAGGACTCCAATGACTCCATTAGTCACAAATGATGGTGTGACAATAGCAATGCACGTTGAAGCTGAAGATGAATTTGAAAATATTGGAGTACATTTAATGAAAATGGTAGCAGCTAAAACCAATGATGAGGTTGGTGATGGCACAACATCTTCTACAGTATTAGCTCAAGCTATAATTGATGAAGTTTATGGAAAATTAAATACAGATTTAATTGGTAAAAAACCAAGTATAGTATCATTGAAAAATGAGATTGAAGAAAATTGTACTAAAGTTATAACAGAATTAAAGAAAATGTCTACTCCTGTTAAAACAGATGAAGATATGTTGAAAGTAGCAGAAACATCAATGGAGAATAAAGAAATTGCTAAATTAATTGTAGACGTATTTAAAGAAGTTAAAGCTGATGGAGTAATTACCATTGAAGATAGTTTTGATTATACAACTACATTTGATATTATTGAAGGAGCTAAATTAAGTAGAGGTTATGCTACCCCTTATGTAATGAACAACAATAAACGTGAATGTGTAGTTGAAGATGCTCACATCTTGTTAACTAAAGAGGTTATAGTTAACATAAATCAAATTAAGCATATAGTAGAAGAGTTAGCAGCTAAGAAAATTACTAATTTAGTTATATTAGCTAAAGATTTCACTCCTGAAATTTTAAATATAATGATTGTTAACAAAGTAAATAGTGCATTCCAGTTCTTACCAATTAAAAATAATAGTTTTAGAGAGGAAGAATTAGAAGATTTAGCTTCTATCACTGGTGCTACTTTATTTGATAATCAAAAGAAAGTTGCAGATTGTATTTTACAAGACTTAGGTAAAGCTAAGAAAGTTATCTCTAAGATGAATGAAAGTTATATTATTGACGGAGCTGGTGATATCAAAGCTAAAGTTAAAGAATTAGAAGAAGAAAAGAAAGGTGGTTCAGTTTATAAGAAAGATAAAATTCAAGCTCGTATTGCTAATTTAACTGGTGGAGTAGCAATTATCAAAGTAGGTGCTACTACAGAAGTTGAAAGAGAATACTTAAAGCATAAGATTGAAGACGCAGTTAATGCTTTAAGAGCAGCTATGAATGAAGGTATTGTGCCAGGTGGTGGTACAACACTTAAGAAGATTAGTGAAAAATTACCTGATAATATATTAACAAATCCTTTAAAAGCTCCTTATAACCAAATACAAGAGAATGCTGGTGGTAAGCTTACTATTAAACCTAATGTTATTGATCCAACTAAAGTTGTAAGAGTTTCATTGGAAAATGCTTGTTCTGTAGCTAAGACATTAATTACTACAGAAACAACTATCGCTATTAAAAAAGAAGATGATAAAGATAAAAAATAAAGATTAATTAAATTAACATTATGAAGATTAAAAACAAAGATTTATTTGCATTACTTCAAGCTTTAAGTAATGTAGCTCATTTACAAGGAGTAAAGTTTGCTTACGCAGTAGCTAAGAATATCCGTATTTTACAAAGAGAAATTCAGGATTTAACTAAATCATTAGAACCAAGTAAAGAATATTTAAGATTTGATAAAAAACGTATTGAGTTATGTGAAAGTATGGCTGAAAAAGATAAAGATGGAAAACCTCTTATGACTCCTGATAAAACTAATTATCAGATTAAGGACATGAAGAAGTTTAATAAGAAACTTGAAGAGTTAAAGAAAGAATTTCCTGAAGCAATGAAAGAACGTGAGAAACAAGTAGAAGAGTATAATACTTTATTAGAGGAATATAATCATGATATTAAATTGCATTATATTAAAGAAGAAGATTTACCTCAACAGATTACTTCAGCTCAAATCCTTGCTTTAGATGAGATTATTGTAGATGAAATTAAAGAAGACTAATATGTCTAACGTTAATGTCAATAATAGTGGAATAGGAGGAGTTTATTGGTTATTTGCAGTAGTATATGCTTTTATGAAATGGGGATTTTGGTGGGGATTATTAAATATCTTTTTACCATTTGCTCCAATAGTAGATTTAATTAAATATTTATTTTAATTATATGGGTTGTAAGAAAAAACCAAAAAAGAAATAAATGGATCCGAAAAACTTTATAATTTATTCAATGCTCATAGTATTAACTGGACTAATAATGATATTAGTGTGTTGGTTATCTCTTGGTATTTATAATTATTTATATTAGTATGACTATACCTAAAGTAGGTGGTAGACCTAAAAAATGGAAAACTGTAGAAGAACTTCAAGAACAAATTGATGATTATTTTAAGAGTTGTTATAGAAAGAAACAATTTAAACAAATAGAGAAAGATGAAGATGGTAATAAATTTATTGTTTATGTAGACGAGAAAGATAAAGATGGTGAACCTATTTATGAGCGAATTAGACCATTTACTATTACTGGTTTAGCTGTTCATTTGAATACCACAAGAAAGGTTTTATTAGATTATGAGAATAGTGGACAAGAGGAGTTTAGGAACACCATAAAAAGAGCTAAGCAGATTATTGAGAATTATACAGAAGAGAGTTTACATACTGGAAGTAATGTTGCTGGTATAATATTCAATCTTAAGAATAATTATGGTTGGGTAGATAAGAAAGAAGTTGATAATCATCACACTGGTAGAATAGACCATGAACATAGTCAAAATATTGAGAATATGAAAGAGATTACTCAGATTAAAGATAACTATGAAGCTAAATTAAGAAAGATTTATGAGGAGAAACCTCCACAATTAGAAAATAAAGAATAATATGCAAAAAATAACCAAAGAGCCAACAAGAGCAAAACTAGAGTTTAAATGCAAAAGATGCGAGTGTGAATGGGAAACAGATGAGTATGGTATTGAAAGTTATATTGCTAGAATTAGGAAAGCAGCTATTTGTCCTAAGTGTCATGAGATAAATGAACCTAATGAAAGATAATGTCATTATTAGAGAATTTCAGTATTCATGCTTGGATACAGGAACACCAAATGAAAACAGAAAAAGGAATATTGATTGATTTCTATTATCATTTATTCTTATTTGAACCATATACAGATTTGAGTGCTAAACAGGTGATGCTCAAAGCAGCGCAGATTGGACTAAGTACCTTAGAAATATTAAAAATAATTTATGTTGTTAAAGTCTTTGGAATTGATGCTATATACACTCTTCCTACTGATGGGGATGTTTCTGTGTTTGTCAATGGTAAAGTTAATCGTATCATTGCTAATAATCCCATTCTTCAAACTTATACGCACGATCGTGATAATGTTGAGCAAAAAGCGATTGGAAAAGGTATGGTATATTTTCGTGGTACTTTTACTAAGCGTGCTGCTATTTCTGTATCATCAGATTTATTGATACACGATGAAGAAGACTTTAGCGACCAAGTTATTATTGGAGATTATGAAAGTCGTTTACAACATAGTAAATATAAGTGGCATTGGCATTTCGGCCATCCTTCCACGGAAGGAGTAGGAGTAAGTAGATATTGGGAAAAGTCAGACCAAAAACATTGGTTCATTACATGTCCTCATTGTAAGAAAGAACATTACATGTCTTGGCCTGAAAGTATTGACAAAGATAAAGAAATATTTATTTGTAAGTATTGCAAAGGAGAACTTAGTGATGAAGATAGACGTAAAGGTAGATGGGTAGCTAAATATAATATGGGAGATATTATTGAAAGTAAAGGTAAAGAAAAGATTAAGATAGAATACTCAGGTTATTGGATACCATTGCTGATTGCTCCATGGATTAAAGCAAGTTATATAATTGAGTTGTTTAAAACTAAAAGTGAAGAGTATTTTTGGAATAGAGTATTAGGATTACCTTATGTAGGTTCTGGTAATAAAGTATCACAAGATATTATTATGAGGAACTTAACAGAAGAACAGAACTTCCAAAAAGGAAGGATAGTAATTGGTTGTGATACTGGCAAATATTTAAGATTTGTTATAGGTAATGAATTAGGGATATTTCATTATGGAGAAGAGAAAGACCAGAAAGATAGTGAAGGTAAGATATTAGTAAGTAAGTATGATAAGATTGAATACTTCTTAAATCGTTGGCCTAATAGTATTGTAGTATTTGACCAAGGTGGTGAACCTGAAGATAGTGTAAGAGTAAGAGAACTTAAGGAAAAGTATATAGGTAGAGTATTCCTAGCATTCTATAGAGAAGATAGAAAGACTCAACAATTAGTCACTTGGGGAGATGATGAAGAATATGGTAATGTAGTTATTGACAGAAATAGAACAATACAATTAGTTATTGATGAATTTAGTGATAGTCGCATTCCTTTATTTGGTTCTGAAGCTGACTTTTGGGATTATTGGATCCATTGGTCTCACATATACAGAGTTGAAGAAGAAACTAAATTAGGCACTGTTAAGCGTAGATGGATGAGAAGTAATAGAGATGATTGGGTTCATGCAACTGTTTATTGGCGTGTAGGTATGAGTAGGTTTGCTCATGGAGATGGAAAGATATATGAAAATAAACCACATACAATAAAGACTGCACCTGAAGTAGAATTTGACCAAACAGTGACATTTAATCCATTAAAACCTGAGAAGAAAACTTTATTTGATAATACATGGAAAATACTATGAGTATAAATTAAAACAAATGATAACAGAGATTAGATGCTATAAGTGCAATGCTCTATTAGCAAAACAATTTAATGGAATATCTATTGAGATAAAGTGTAGAAGATGTAAAAACATTAACAAAATAGGTTGTAATGATACAGGTTTACAAAATAATGAAGAAGGGTTTACAAATAGTTTTACACGATAATAAGAATATGTTATAATAAAATAAAATTAATCAAGGAGTCTCGTATCCCATGCGAATGCCTACTGAGCATCATTATAAATTAATGGTGCTTTTATGTTTGAATATTTAAAATTAGATTACTTACCAACTGAAAAAGAATTAAACAATTATGGTATGAAAGGTTGGGAATTAATTTATATACAACATCAAGTTGTAGGTTATACAGAAAAATATCCAGTCGTAATTTTTAAAAAAGTAATTAAATAATATGAGTAAGTTAGGTTCACTATTTAATGGGTTTTTCTCATTAAGTGAAAACGTTAACAAATTGCAAAAGAATGGTGAAAACCAAGAAGGAACTGAAGCTCCTTTGCTTGACGAAATGGAATTAGATAAATCTGAAGATGAATTAGTTAGATTAGCTAAATCATGGGAAAGAAACTGGCAAAATACTTATAAAGATAAGTTAGAGAAAAAGCAAAATGACGCAGTTAAATATTGGTTAGGTAAAACTAATGAATTAGGAGTTGATAATGATATCTTATCAGAGACTACTAAAGCTAATGCTGATAATCTTATCTTTGAAGCTGTTGAAACATTTTTACCAGTTGCTACACAACAAAGACCTGAACCTTTGGTTCTTTCAGATGATACTGAACCAGCTATGGAGTTAGCTAAAAAGGTAAGGCAAATGATTGTTTATATCACTGATGTTCAATCATTAAAGATTAAGTTAAAACAAGTAGTTAGAAATTGGGTATTGTATTACTTTGGTGTACTGAAGATTGGTTGGGATGAGATGGAAA